AAATTCTGCGAATTTGTCAGTTTCTTTCGGCCCAACCCTCAGTTTTCAGCACTTTTGTCTTTTCATGGCGGGTTTTCACGACCGGCACCCCGTATAACTCGTCGCGGGGGTCCGTGCTGCACTGAATTCCGGGGTTCCGGCGGCAAAATGCCTCGATATCGTCCTGGTGGGTCAGGGCAATCGAGTGCATTTCGATCGGTTTCTTGTACTCCTTCATAGTCGTCGTGGTTCGGCACACACGCTTCTCGTAGTTTCCCCGACAAACGGGGCACTCCGAGAGCTTCTCGTCGCGTATGGACTGGTACTCCTCGTCAACGTGTCCACAGTCGGTACACTCGTAGGGATACATGGGCATGGGGGTCTCCTTAGTATTGCTGACCGCCGACGCGGAGATCAGACTGTGCCTGAGCGGTTACGCCGCCCTGTGCTTCTTGGTTTGCTGCTTGCTGCTCTGTGGGCTGTCCGCCCATCACTTGGCCCGGCTGACCATTCTGGATGATCGCGGCGAGACCCGGTGGCAATTGCGGCTGACCGCCCGGTTGAGGCGTGCCTTGCGACCCCTGCGGCGACGGACCCGCCATCATCACCTGAGCCATGCGAGCTTGGAACGTCGGATCGAACCAGACCTGATCCATCCACTTGATCCCGGCATCCGTCGCCATGTTGACGATGAAGGTCTGGACGTTGAACGGAATCTGAAGCTGTGCCGCGTAGGTTGCAGCTTGCAACGCTGCTGGCAAAATCTTCGTGGCAAAATCAAACGCTTGCATCAGACGAGTGTTGGAGTCCACGCGACCCATTGACTCCGGTTCGATATCAAACGTGAAGTCGAGCCAGTCGCCGTTGCGAGCTTCCGGCGTGAGGTAAATCTGCACGTCGTCCATTCGTTCACCCTGCTCCATTACTGGACCAGATTCGGTCATCTTGTACTGTGCCGGAATCTGCTCACGTCGGATCAGCGGTACTTCGATGAATGGATCAGTGTGCATGTACCACGCACGCCTGCGAGCTTCCGACGCACCCATGGTGTACACGAGGTCTTTCATATCTTCCATCGTGATGTTGGCGTTGCCCTGCAAGAGCTTGGCTTCAGTCGCGGACCCTGCATCGAACCGCACACCGGCTTGAGCCTGTGGGTTCCCTGCCATCATGTTGAACCATTGACCAAGCTGTGCCAACTGAATTTCGTTGCTCTGTTGCTGACCGCCAAGAGACAGCACGTTGACTGCACTTGGATCGTCCACCGCGATACCTTCGCCGTCCGAGGCGTTACCAATTTCCTGTGCGTCGTCGGCAGCGTTGCGACGGTACAGCATGATGTCCTTCTGACGTTCAGCTTGCGTAGCAACCTTGTGTGCCATGCTGTTGCTCAAGACGTGAAGGTCGTGCCAGATACCAACCATAGCGACAGGCATTGAGTTGCCGGGCGTTGGGGGAGTAAGAGCGAGTTTCGTGTAAGGACCGCATGACGGACCGTAGTAGTCATCGACCCGCAGGTACTCGTCCACCGCGTAGTTTTCACAACCAGGGACAGTGATCAGAGCGTTGGCACCCGGCACCCACAATTCGACAATCTCGACTTCATCTTCGAGATACGTTTCCGAATTGCGGTACACTTTCTTGCGTGACAGGTTTGATGCCTTGGCTTTGCTATCGCTATCATCAGCGACGGCAGGCAGGTTCTCGATGATTTCATTATCGTACAAACCAGAGTCCAACAAGTTCTGTCGGACCACGCACATTTTGTCGCCTTCCCACAGAGCGTCTTTGAACAGATGCTCACGGGTGTTGGGGTCAACGACGTAGTTGTCGAAGTCCACCTTCTCAGTGTACACGGAGCCGGTGTCGATCTTGCTGTTCTCGTCGAACACGTACACGCTGTCACTCTCGGCAATCCCGGTCTTGAGGATGCCGAGCGTAAAGATCGCATCAACGATAGCCTCACGATATGTGGACTTGATGTTGATCTGTTTGTCGTGGTACGCGAGAGCCATCGACAGCATTTCACCATACTCTGCCGACGCAAGGAAGTTTGAACTCACCTTGTGTGTAGGGAAGTTCATCACGATGTTTGGCACCAGTGTACGCACTGCGTTAAAGATCAGGTTGAGAGCTTCGGTGCCGATCTCGCCCGATGCCTTGTCGTAGTATTGACCCGTGTATTGACGCAGGAACATCATGCGAGCGTTGCGGAAATTCTCCAACCGCTTGTAGCCCAGCTCGACGTTGCGTTGAACTTTACGAGGCGTGATGCTTTCAAAGGTAGAACCCATTATGCTGCTCCTTGAGCGAAGTTAAAGCGGTTGCCCCGCACTTTCTTTCGTTGTTTCTCTCGACGTTGAAACGCCTTCATCCGACCACCCACCGACCACTCCGAGCCTTCAGGCCTCGCGGGTTTCATGGTAGGTGCTTCATTCAATCCTAGTAAACAACACGCTCGTGCAATCACACGGTCGCCGTGCGTCTTGCGTGCGTTCACGTTTTCTTCCATCAGTGTTGCTGGTCCGATGCTGCCGTTCTCGAAGTAGATGTATGTCAAGGCTTCGTCGAGGCAGGGTGTCGAATGGTCCACAATGCCCCCGTGGGCGAATGCCCGCCGCAAAGAGCCAAGGGCAGTCGCCTTCTGTTCTTGCGATGAACGCCATCCGTAACGCTTGCCCCGCTTCTCAGCGATAGTTCCTTCAACGCGATCATAGTAGATATTTGGGTATGCGTATACGTGGACGAGTTGCCGCCCGAAGTCGAAGCCGGGGTCGCCATTATTCTCCCACACAATGAGAGGCAGTTTGTTACGACCACCAACCCACACAGCGAGAGCGGTAATAGCACGAGCAAACTCATAAGGGGGTGTATTGGCATCTGCCCACTCCATGATAATTTCACGCGTCTCGTTGCAGATAACAGCACACACGGAGTTCGACGCCCCTTGTCCTTTACTGATGTCCACACCAAGCGTGTAGGTTTTCGTTTGATCCGGTCGGCCTTTGTGGAAGGTGCACCACACTTGAAGCGGACCCCGTGGAGTACGCATCACTGCACCGACCTTACGCTTGGTAATCAGTTCGGGGATTTCAACGTCCGCAAACTCTTTCTTCCAATTGATGTTCATCGACATACGCGGCTCTTTCGCGTACAACTTCTTGTGTTCTTCGATCGTCATGGATTCAAAGAACAGGGCACCCGAACCGATATGGTCCATGTCGATTTCGATTGCGATTTCTTTTGGCGAACGCACGGTGCATTCATGGTCGTACCACGGTGAACGAATCTTCCAGCGTCCGAGTTCGTCTTGAGCAAGGTAGCGTCCAAGCCCCTTCTCAGGGTGACGCCACCACGCGAGAGTGTACACAGGGATCATGCCTGAGAGTCGCCACTTCGAGTACGCCGTACCTGCACCGTTAGGCGTTGAACACACCAGACGGCACGCCGTAACGTCGCGTGTCGAACGCTTGATTGATTCGCCTTCTTTCATCTTCGCCATTTCGTCCAGGAAGATCGAGGTACGACGATCCGATGAACCGGCTGTAGCATTGGCGGATTCACCGTCAACACGCGAGCCGTTGTCGAGGTTCACAAGGTGCATCTTCTTCCGGTTCATCCGGGGAAGCATCCACTCAGGCAAACGTGACAGGATGTAGTCGATCTTACCAAACAACGTACCGGGGTCGGCGAGGTTGCCGTGCGGATAGTTCTTCGGTTGACCATCGAGTTGGTCCACGGCATCTTCTTTACGCGAGATCAGCAGGTGAGATTCGGACGAGCGAAACAGGAATCGATGGACGTATGCAACGATATGATTCCACGTCGCACCCATGTCACGTGACTTGTCCGTCAACCCGTCTTCACCTTGATCCAGATGTTGTTCCAACCACAGCAGATGTTCGTCTTGGACTTCCCACGTGAGCATTGGAATGTGTGCGTTCGCGGCCTGCTTAACCTCACCCGTTTCAGGATCAGGTTCAAACAAACGATGCGTGAACACAAATGCGTTCGTGAAAAACAAGATCGACTGTGAACACGCGGTGAATAAGTCGTCCTGCATTTCCTCATCTTCGTCGGCGAGTTCAAGGACTTGTTCCCGCCATTGGATATTCTGCTCGAACGTCTTTGGGACGTTGAGTTCAGTGATAGGACACTGCCACACCGAAAGGTTCCGGGGGAAGTTCTTATCCAGTTCAGGTTTGACGGCGAATTCATTACCCAACTTGAAAAACTCCTGCGAACCACAGGTACATTGAGAAGCGTACAGCCATATACCATACAGATTTAGGCATCAGGTTTCTCCTTCTTCGGCATTGCCGGTGGACCCGCCATTGGTGCCAGTTGATTGATTGTACCTTTAGCGATCGCACTCACCTGGTCCTTAGCGGTGCGTTTGCCTTCGTTGTCCGGCACGGCTTGTGGTGCCCGACCTTCCATACGATCAAAGATCAACTGCAACGCCCACTGTTCCGGCTTGTGAACAATGATTTGCTCGACGCCTTCCTCATCAATCTTCTTCTCGACGCGACCCAATGCCTTCTCGTACACGAGCTCACACAACGCCTGACCCTTTGTTCGGGCACGTGTCTGCAAGTCCTCGTCCACAAGGACATCGTGCATCTGTGCGGCAAGCTCACGCAGATGCTTAGTCAGTTCCTTGTTGTCGTATTTGAGTTTCTTAGCCATTACGCCCCCGGTGTCTGTGTCTCACGCCATGATGGACGATGAAGGGTGCCATTGCCCTTACGGATACGCCCTGTGAAGGTGACATCGACCACACCTGCTGGTGCGATCACGTGAGGCTTGGCACCCGCGATACCGACCAAGATGGGGGCGTTGTGACCCTTCTCGATGCCGCCATTAGCGGAGAAGGTGCCGCGAGTTGCAACTTCCCCGGTATCGTTGTCGTTGCCGTCATCAGCGTCGAGGAATACCACGCAGTCGCCACCTGCGACAGTGACCAGTTCAAGCTGATCAATCTCGATGTATTCGTCGGCGAGCAGTGTGCGTGCGACGAGGCTACCCTGATTGAAGATTGGAATTTCAACGCCGCTTGATGCGTCAGCGGTGTGTACGTGTCCACGGATTGGTTCGCCGGGATGACTCATGGTGTGCCCTTTCGTGAGCGGTAAATTACAGACCAACCCCTGCTACAAGGTCAGCGATTTGTTGATCAGTTAATGCACGCTTCCATCCGGCAAGGTGCTGAATTGCCATGTCACTACGTTCGTTGGATGCTGTACCGGCGCGACCTACTTCAAATTCGCTGAAGTCGCCGGTGCCAATGTTGGTGTGGGTGCCAATTGCGGCTCGCACGCCGTTTGTAAACAAGTCTACCGCACCCGCCGCGTTCTGTCGAATGGCTCCCGCGACCCATGTGTCCACGGTGAAGTGCCCTGCGGGACCGCCCGTGATGTTATCGTTCTCGCCGCCGGACAGGATACCTGTAAACGTCACGCCGCTAGTGCCCATGCGGTGCAGGATTCGGACATCGACCGTGGCGTTGTGCATTCGGAAAAGACCTGCGATGTTCGCTACCGCGTTGGGGCGACATACATAGAAGATCGTCCACCCGTTGGCAGTTGAGTTAATGTTCTCAGGATCAGTGTCGCTTGCTCCGCCTTGGATGATTCCTGTGAGACCGATGTTGATGGCGTCACCGGCTTGGCCTTCGACGCCGAACGTGATGGTGCCGCTGGTGGAGAACAGGTTATACCCATGGCCTGTGGCGTCGGCCATGCCGCCACTCTCATCGTCGCACGGGTAGTACCACGATAGGTCGGCGGGTTCCGTTTCAAGAAACAAGGACTGAACGCTGGCTCCGCCGCCGCCGAGTCCGCCGCCGATGATTGCTGATCCAATAAGTCCCATCAAACCGTCCTTCCAAAGTTCGCCCGAAACAAGAACAACTCAAACAGGTCAATCTTGCCGTCATCGTCTTTATCTAAAATCGGCAGGTATGTCGCATCACCTAAGTTGGCGCCAAACGCAGCACGAAAGCGGAACAAATCAGCAATGTCAACATCCCCATCAAGATCGGAATCCCCGAATAGCAACTGTCGCAAACGCCCTTGCCCCCCGCAGGAGATAATAGGCGTATTGATTAGGGGCATCACGGATTCTCGATGAATTCCCAAATGCTTCCGACAGCACCACCTTCTTCGGGGTACTTGGCGTCGAGATCAGTCAGGACGTTATGATCCGGCCAAAAATACACATTCTCTTTAGCGTAGGTCACGCCGGGGATATCAACGGTCAAGCCGTCCGGGTTACATGCTACAAGCACAATACGTCGCCCCGGAAATCGTTTCTTTAATCGTTCAACCGCACACTCCATCGGGATTGGCGATTCAAAATCAGGGTAAGCGTACCACTCGCCGTTTTCTGTGTTGCCGTGGACGACCAGCATGACGGCATCGCTGTATCGTTTCTCAATTTCCTGCTGCCAGTAAATGGCAGATGCGTTCGTTCCCTCAGCACCTACGACCATCGTGATCTCTTGGTGCGGGAACAATACGTTAGCGTGGCATCCAACAAGCAATGACACGGCGAGAACAAGTGCGGATAAAGTTTTCATTTCTTCCCCTTCAGGATATCACACCGAACAATCGTGCTGCGAACGATGCAGTACGTTTTACTGTTTTCCTTGTTCACTGTCGGGTCCGTGCAGGTCCAGCACTCAAGGACCAGGTCTCGTTTGTTCAACTTGGTCACTTTGCCGTACACAATACACTCGATCGATTCGTCGTGATCTTCCACGTGGTCATGGAATCGGACCATCACTACGTCGCCGGGTTTGGGGTATCGTGGAAAACACTTCTTCACAGTTCGGTCTCCATGTCGTCGTAAGGAAGTTCAATCTCGATGTCACATTGGAGCCCATACATGCTGTTTAAACTGCGAGGGTGGCGGACCGGAGAGACCCGGAATCCGGCCCACCAACAACCTCGCAGGTTAATTGAAAAGATGCAGGGATACGAGTGCGTCCCCTGACGACTCCGCTGCATCCCGCTGAAATTCGATACGATTCACGTCGTCGAAGTCTGTGCCGTCCACGAGGATAGCACCGTCCAAGGACTCGGTTGTGTCGCCGCCTACAATTCCGGGCAGGAACGTCAACACACCGGCCTTGACTTCAAGCAACACGAACTCAGGCGTCCCATTATCAGTTCGCAACTCGACCTTGCCATCCTTATTGGAAATGATGAAGCCGTGCGTGTACGTGGTC